ACCGGATGGCCGCGCGATTTTCCCCCCCCCCTACGTGGCGCTCTGGTGGCCGCTCGATTTCCCTTCCTCCGCACGTGTCTAGTTGCTGCTCGCGCGATTTCCCCCTTGCTGAATTTAGTTTAGCGCTTTTTTCACGTCCGCGAAATGGGTTAACCGCATTTTTTGAGTTCCGCCAGTACAGTCAGTCACTTTAATTCAAATTAAAGTGGAACTATTTAGTTTAGCCAATCATTTTGCTTCTTTGGAGTTTATTTAATTTTTATGGTACTTGGCGCCGAAGTTGTTGACCGACCGTTGGAAATTTAACATGTATTGGTTTAACGTAATCTGAATTTGGAATTAAATGGGCCTGTGGATTGGGTCAATCGTACAATAACTATGAACTGGACCAGTTAAATTTCTCCTGTGGCGTCTATATAACTTGCAATTGTTTTACGGAGTTGTCTATTTAAGTTATATGTTGTTCGATCTGGATATCACGACTATTGGCTTAGAATAGTCTTATTGTCACATATTTTGAACATGTTCCCTTTGAAATACAGACGTGGCTCGTTGACTAGCAATCGTCGAAGTTATACAGGGACTCCGGTGTTTAGACGTCCATATGCTGGTAAACGGTCTGCTTGGAAACGTCGACCGACAAGTGCACCCAAAGCACATGAAGAGAAGAAACTTTCAGCTCAGCGTATTCATGAGAATCAGTTTGGGCCGGAATTTGTCATGGCCCATAATTCAGCCATATCGACCTTCATCACCTTTCCTGAGCTTGGTAAGACGGAGCCCAATAGGTCTAGGTCATATATTAAGTTGAAACGTTTACGTTTCAAAGGAACAGTCAAGATTGAACGTGTGCATGCCGACGTGAACATGGATGGTTCATTGCCGAAGATTGAAGGAGTCTTCTCCCTCGTTGTGGTGGTCGATCGGAAACCCCATTTGAGTCAATCTGGCTGCCTCCATACATTCGACGAGCTCTTTGGTGCACGGATTCATAGCCATGGTAATTTGGCCATTACTCCCTCTTTGAAGGACCGCTTTTACATACGGCACGTGTTGAAGCGGGTTTTGTCAGTCGAGAAGGATTCCTTGATGGTGGATCTGGAGGGAACGACCGCATTATCTAATAGGCGTTTTAACTGCTGGTCCTCGTTTAAGGACCTTGACCGTGATACATGTAACGGGGTTTATGCTAACATAGGCAAGAACGCCCTCCTAGTTTATTACTGTTGGATGTCGGATACCATGTCCAAGGCGTCGACATTTGTATCGTTTGACCTTGATTATATTGGTTGAATAATAAGAATATTTGCTTTATTTGAATTATTTAATTCCCAATTAAATAGAACATTCTCTCTTGCAAAAAAAGAATTAAAGAACTTGCTATCTATTGCAACGATTTGGGCTGTGAAGGAGTGCAGTTTGTTTTAATGCACTCTTGGACCGTCGTTCTCACAAGCTCGTTCAATTGGGCCACTGACATCGTTATGTTGGACTGTGCCCTCTGGGCCCCAACTATCGAAGCAGATTCACCCGGGTCTAAGATGGTGGTGCCCAATCTGTTGAGCTCTCGGTACGGATGTTGGGCCTCTCCCATTTCCGATTCCGCATCTGAATTGCTAGGGCCTATGGTGCTCCTGGCAGCCCACGACTCTCCGGGCCTAATTTCTATTGGGCCGGGAAGCCCAATTCTAGATATGGATGCGGATCTGACCATCCTCCTCTCCCACTTGCCGTACCCCACGTGGCAGAAATCTATGTCCTTATCGGTGAACTGTTTGGATAAGATCTTGACCGTCGGAGCTCGGAAGGGGATATCAACGGAATGTTTCGCCGTTGACAGCTTGAGTTTGCCTTTGAACTTGGCGAAATGCGTCCTTTGGTGTACATTCGAGTCGCAAACCTTGTAATACAGTTTCCATGGGATTGGGTCTTTGAGCGAGAAGAACGATGACGAGAAATAGTGGAGATCTATGTTGCACCTGATCGGAAACGTCCACGCCGCCTGCAAGGATTCGTTGTCCGTCATCCTCTTGTCATGGATCTCCACCACTACGGATCCCGTGGCGTTGATCGGTACCTGTTGCCTGTATTCTATGACGCAGTGGTCGATTTTCATACAGCTACGACTGAGTCTTGCGCTTAATTGAGACGCCGTCGACGGGAATTGCAGAACGATCTCCGTTAGATCATGAGACAGCTGATATTCGTCACGGTGAGATTCTATATAATTAAATGCGTTCGGAGGATGCATCAACTGAGATTCCATTATAGAAATAAGGTCGCGCAGCGACAGCGTCTGGGTGAAGAGAACCGGCAAGAGAATATTTGAAGGAAAGTCTTTGGTTAAATTGTAACAGGCTGAGAATATTGCTGAGAGATGTGATTTACTGAGATTAATTGGTGTGCTGTTTATATGGACATTTAACAGGGAAAATGCGTAATTTATCTAAACATTCTTCCCTGTTCATCAGTGGAATATTGTTCTCTTTCTTTGGTAAGTGGCATTTTGGGAAAAGAACCCTTCCGTGGCATTTTTGTAAATAAGGCCGTGTACCCCCGATTGTTCTGGCTCTCAAACCTCTCATGAATTGGGGGTACTGGGGGTACATTAATACCTATGAGTTCCATAAGCTCCAAAGGGGCACGTGGCGGCCATCCGAATAATATT